ACAGATGGTGTTGCTTCTGGATTAACAGACAGTGGCGATAATGATTACAAGTTTACTGGATCTGGTGTTGGTAATGTAGGCAGCAATGCTCAAGGTGTTACATTTGCAGTTAGCGGTGCAACAACTGATGAGTTAAAGGCAGGTAAGAATTATACTTCTGGTGATGGATTCGGTGTACTTCGTGGAGATGTTATTAATTCATATAACGTTCTCAAGAATCCTGCAGAATACAGTGTTGACTTCTTAATTAACGGACCTTCTGGTGGTAGTGCAATTTGGGATTCCCAAGCAAAAGCAAAAGCACTGATTGCAATCGCAGAGTTGAGAAAGGACTGTATCGCAGTTATTTCTCCACACCGTGCAGGTGTTGTTGGACAAGCAAATCCAGATACACAGACTGATAATATAATTGAATTCTATGATAATCTCCAGTCTTCTTCTTATGCAGTCTTTGATACTGGTTACAAATATCAGTATGATAGATGGAATAATGAGTACAGATGGCTTCCAACCAACGCTGACGTTGCTGGATTGATGGCAAAAACATCTATTAACTCCTTCCCTTGGTTCTCACCTGCTGGTACTTCCAGAGGAGCACTAAATGGAGCAGTTAAACTAGCATACAACCCATCACAGGCACAGAGAGATCTTCTTTATCCTAAGAGGATTAACCCAATAGTTGCCCAACCTGGATCAGGTATTATTCTATTCGGTGACAGAACAGGACTTGCTACTGCTTCTGCATTCGATAGAATCAATGTTCGTCGTTTATTCCTTACAATTGAGGAAACAATCGGAAGAGCAGCAAAAGATCAGTTATTTGAATTCAATGACGTTATTACAAGATCAAGTTTCTTGAATGTCGTTGAACCATATCTTCGTGACATTAAAGCGAAGAGAGGTATCACTGATTATGTTGTTGTTTGTGACGAAACAAATAACACCCCTGATATAATTGATTCCAATCAATTCAGGGCTGACATCTTTGTCAAACCAGCAAGATCAATCAACTTTATCGGACTAACATTCGTTGCTACACGCACTGGAATTAGTTTTGAAGAAGTCGTTGGAAACGTTTAAATTAATTACTTAGAGGAAACAAATTAATGGCAAACCTAAACATTCCTGCTACTAAAGACAGAACCCTTGATGCGTTCAAGGGTAGAATGGTCGGGGGTGGTGCTCGTCCTAATTTATTTGAATGTGAATTATTCTTCCCTGATGCAGCTATCCCAAACGACGCAACTAGAGACGAAGTAACCGACAAGGCACGATTCTTAGTCAAAGCAGCAAACTTACCAGCATCAAATGTTACACCAATTAACATCCCATTTAGAGGTAGAAACCTGAAAATCGCAGGAGACAGAGTTTTCGATCCTTGGACTGTTACCGTTATCAACGATGTTGATTTCGGAATTAGAAACACATTTGAAAGATGGATGAACCTCATCAACAAGCATGAGGACAATGCAGGTCTAACAGATCCTACTTCATATCAGAAAGATGTGTTCGTAAGACAATTTGGTAGATCAGCAGTTGGTGGTCCAGTACCACAGACAGCAGTTAATATGCCAGTTCTTAAGGCATATAAATTCTTTGGTGTTTTCCCAACTAACGTGTCAGACATTGCTCTTTCATACGATAGTTCAGACTCACTTGAAGAGTTTACAGTTGAATTACAAGTTCAATGGTGGGATGCTTTAGATCCAACTGGTGCAACACAGCTTGGCAGCGGCTCCTAAATAGTGTTATAATAGTAGCAAAGAAATTATACAATGGCAAAACTGTTTGGTTTTAAACTCCCTGATTCTGGGGAAAATAACTCGAAAGGGGTCGTATCACCGATCCCCAAGTCCGATGAAGATAAGTCGGACTTCTTTGTGTCGAGTGGGTTTTACGGCCAATACGTTGATATTGAAGGCGTATACAAAAGTGAACAGGATCTGATTCGTAGATATCGTGAGATGTGTCTGCACCCAGAAGCAGATAGTGCAATCGAAGATGTTGTAAATGAAGCAATCGTTTCAGATTTAAATGATTCTCCAGTAGAAATTGAATTATCAAATCTACCAGGATCTGATAAATTAAAGGATGCTATTCGATCAGAATTCAAGTACATTAAAGAACTCATGAACTTTGATAAAAAGTCTCATGAGATTTTCCGTACCTGGTATATTGATGGAAGAGTATATTACCATAAGGTAATTGACTTACAGAAACCACAAGATGGTATTAAAGAGATTAGATTTATTGATCCACTAAAGATAAGACTTGTTCGTCAGGTTGAAAAGACTGGATCGAATAATCAATCACCATTTGATGTTAGTAGTAGTTCAACTGATCTTAAACAATATGAAGCTCCAAAGATTGATGAGTTTTATATTTTCGATCCAAATACCGTAACTAAAGGTAGTGGAATAATACCAAGTAGAGATCAAAAAGGTTCAGTAAAAATTGCAAAGGATGCAATTACATATGTCACCTCTGGTCTTGTAGATAGAAATAAGCAAACAGTATTATCATACTTACACAAAGCAATTAAAGCACTTAACCAGTTAAGAATGGTTGAGGATAGTCTCGTTATCTACAGACTATCTCGTGCTCCAGAAAGAAGAATATTTTATATTGACGTTGGTAATCTTCCTAAAGTTAAGGCAGAGCAATATTTACGTGACGTTATGAATCGTTACCGTAATAAGTTAGTATATAATGCTGACACTGGTGAGATTCGTGATGACAAAAAATATATGGCAATGTTGGAAGACTTCTGGCTTCCTAGAAGAGAAGGTGGTAGAGGAACTGAGATTACTACATTACCTGGTGGTCAGAACCTTGGAGAACTTTCTGATATTGAATATTTCCAATCTAAATTATACAAGTCATTAAATGTTCCATCAAGTAGACTCGACAGTCAAGGTGGATTTAATCTAGGACGTTCATCAGAGATCTTAAGAGACGAACTTAAATTTACTAAGTTTGTAGGTAGACTACGTAAGAGATTCTCTCAAATTTTCAATGACATGCTTAAGACTCAATTGATTCTTAAAAATGTTATTACTCCAGAAGATTGGGATTCGTTAGAAGATCATATTCAATATGATTTCTTATACGACAATCACTTCTCAGATCTTAAAGAGAATGAACTTCTTAATGAACAACTTGGTGTCATTGCTGCAATGGAACCATATATGGGCAAATACTTCTCTGCTCAATATGTAAGAACCAAAGTTCTGAAACAGACAGAAGATGACATTAAAGAAATGGATGAGCAAATAGCACAAGAAATTGAAGATGGAATTATCGCAGATCCCAACATGCCAGTGGATCCATCAACTGGAATGCCAGCTGATCAAGCACTTGCAGGATACGATATGATGGGTACAGGACCAGAGGGAATGCCAGAAGAGCAACCAGCAACTGAAATGCCGAAGGGTGGAGAGATATAAATACCTTTAGTTTATAATTATATTTCATTAATATGGATGATTTAATGGACATGTTGGCAACTGATGATTCTCCAGCATCTATTAGCGATAAGATAAAAGAAATCTTGTTTGCTAAAAGTGCGGAGAAAATAGATGCCACAAAACCAGACGCTGCTACTAGTCTTTTTGGACAAGAAGTAGAGTCAGAAACTGAAGTTGAAACTGAGATCACAAATGAAATAGATCCAGAAGAGGAGTCAAATGGCTAGACTTTTAATTAAAGGAACACAGGCGGCTTGTCCTACAGGAACTGGTACTGCATCAACCTTTGGTAATGCAACTATGGTACGATTAGTAAATACTGCTTCTGGTGCTGACCATTTAGTTACAGTAGTAGAAGAACAAAGTGGTACTGTTGTTGGAACTTTTACTATTATGAGGTCAACCTCAGAAGTAGTTGAAAAGCAATCTAGTCATTGTATATTTGCAGCAGATGCTGCAGTATTGGGTGCAAAAATAGGTTACACGAATTAAAACAATGAAACTGATTACAGAAGAAATCTCAACCGTTAAGTTTATTACCGAAGGTAAGGGTGATAAAAAGAAGTTATACATCGAAGGTGTATTTCTTCAAGGTGAAATTAAAAACCGTAATGGTAGAATGTATCCACTTTCAACTCTTGCAAAAGAAGTTGATAGATATAATGAAGCATTTGTCCAAAAAGGTCGTGCTTTAGGTGAATTGGGACATCCTGATGGCCCTACTGTAAATCTTGATCGTGTTTCACATAAGATTACTTCTCTTGTTCAAGAAGGAAATAATTTTAAAGGTAAAGCACAAATTCTCAATACCCCAATGGGTAAGATTGCATCATCATTAATTGATGAAGGTGTAACATTAGGTGTTTCTTCTCGTGGTGTTGGTTCACTAAAAGAAGATCGTACTGGTGCTAAAATCGTAGGTGAGGACTTCATGTTGGCAACTGCTGCTGACATCGTTGCAGATCCATCTGCACCTGATGCTTTCGTGTCAGGAATCATGGAAGGAAAGGAATGGGTTTGGGAAGGAGGAACACTCCGTGAACAAATTGCATCCCAAACAAAAAGGCGTATTAATACGCTAGTGAGTCAAAAAAGACTTCAGGAGCACAAACTCCAGTTGTTCAATGATTTTTTGACAAATCTTTAATTTATAAATAAATATAGTTTAATTACAAAAAGGTAATCGGAGAGTTCTAAAATGTCCCGTGGTACAAAATTACAAGAAATGGAAGTAGACGTTAAGGAAAACGCTGTAACTGCTGGTGCTAAACCTGCAGAACCAATGGTAAAACCATCTGGAGCACAGATCGAAGACTTAGGCGGCCCTACTCCCGAAAATTACAAGGTTGATGACGATTCAGCCAAATTAAAAACACCTGGTGCAACCCTTAAACAAGTTAAGGATGTTGTCAACAAAGGAGCAAAATCTGGTGTTAAATCTGGTGATGTCCAACCAGGGACAAGTTTAAACTCTGGTGATGAAGTCGAGGTCAAAGCAGACCAAGAAGTCGTCGCAGAAGAACCTGTCAAGGAGGAAGAGTCTGAACTTCGCAAGAAGATCGAGACAGAACTTCAAGAAACTCCTGAAGAAGTTGTTGCTGAATCCGAAACTAAAGAGGATGAAGTAGTTGCTGAAGCATCTGAGGATAAGGAAGAACTTAACATCGAAGAAGATGTTGAAGCACTTCTCCAAGGAGAGGAACTATCTGAAGAGTTCCAAGCAAAAGCAAAAACAATCTTCGAGGCAGCAATCAATTCCAAGGTTGCTACAATTAAGGAAACCTTAGAAACCGATTACGCTAAGACCCTTAAAGAAGAAATTGAGTCCGAAAAAGTTAAACTCACAGAAAGAGTTGATTCTTACCTTGAGTATGTAGCTGGAGAATGGCTACAAGAGAACCAACTTGCTGTAGAAGCAGGACTTAAAACAGAAATGACCGAATCCTTCCTAGAAGGTATGAAGTCACTATTTGAAGAACATTATGTATCAATCCCTGAAGATAAATATGATGTCCTTGAGAACATGGTAAATAAACTTGATGAAATGGAAGGAAAACTCAATGAGCAAATTGAAAACAACGTTGCTCTGAATAAGAGACTTGCCGAATCTAAATCCGATGGAATTTTAAGTGACGTGGCAGAAGGTCTTGCAATCACACAGAAAGAGAAACTCGCTTCTCTTGCTGAAAGTGTAGAGTTCGAAAGTGAAACAAATTACCGTGAGAAACTAGTAACGTTGAGAGAATCTTATTTCCCATCAACTGCACCTAGTGCTCAGAGAGACAACAATGAAGTACTGACTGAAGGTACTGAGTCACCAGTTAAGAATACTGGATCAATGGCGAATTATCTCTCAACACTTCAAAGAGTCACTAAGAAGTAATTTTTTATCATTAAACAAAAAACAAACACTTTTACTTAAGAGGTAAATTCAAATGCAAATGTTCAATGCTGAACAACTGCAGGAGAAGTGGGCTCCATTACTAGATGCCGATAGTGCTCCCGAAATTAAGGATGCACATCGCAGAATGGTTACCGCAGTTCTTCTGGAGAACCAAGAAAAATTTATGACAGAGGAGAAGCAATTCCTCTACGAAGCATCACCAACAAACGACGCTGGTACAGGCGGTTTTGGTGCTGACTCTGCTGCAGCAGGTCCAACTGCAGGTTTCGACCCAGTTCTAATCTCATTGATTAGACGTTCAATGCCTAACTTGGTCGCTTATGACCTTGCTGGTGTTCAACCAATGAATGGTCCTACTGGACTTATCTTCGCAATGCGTTCTAAGTACACCAATCAGGCTGGAACAGAGGCATTCTTCGACGAAGCAGACACAACATTCTCTGCACAAAACAGTGCTGACAGTATCACTGCTGGTGAGACTGACACAGCTGCTGGTTTGGGTACAGTAACTCAAGCAGGTACTAACCCATCTGCACTAAACCCTGTTTCATCTGCATCCTCAACAGGATACAATGTTGGACAAGGTATGCCAACAGGCAACGCTGAAGCACTCGGAGACGGTTCATCGAACCATTTCAACGAGATGGCATTCAGCATCGAGAAAGTAACAGTTACTGCGAAATCTCGTGCGTTAAAGGCAGAGTACTCACTAGAGCTTGCTCAAGACCTTAAGGCGATCCACGGATTGAATGCTGAAGCGGAATTAGCAAATATTCTCTCAACAGAGATCCTTGCTGAAATTAACCGTGAAGTTATCAGAACAATCTACAAGATTGCTGAACAGGGTGCTGCTGCTAACACTGCAACTGCTGGTACATTCGACTTAGACGTTGATAGTAATGGTCGTTGGTCTGTTGAGAAGTTCAAAGGACTTCTGTTCCAGATTGAAAGAGATGCAAACGCAATCGCACAAAGAACTCGTCGTGGAAAGGGTAACATGATCCTTTGTTCCGCAGACGTTGCTTCTGCTCTAACAATGGCTGGTGTTCTTGATTACACACCTGCTCTTAATGCTAACCTTAATGTTGATGATACAGGCAATACATTTGCTGGTACATTACAAGGTAAGTACAGAGTATACATCGATCCTTATTCTGCTAACGTTGCTGCTGATCAGTATTACGTTGCTGGTTACAAGGGTTCTTCACCTTATGACGCTGGACTGTTCTACTGCCCATACGTTCCTCTACAGATGGTTCGTGCAGTTGGTCAGGACACCTTCCAACCAAAAATTGGCTTTAAGACTCGTTACGGAATCGTAGCCAATCCATTTGCTGAAGGTACTGATCAAGGTCTTGGTAGACTAAGAGTTAACTCTAACCGCTACTACAGACGTGTTAAGGTTGCTAACCTAATGTAAGCGAGACGCTTATATATCTTACAAAGACTCTTCTTCGGAAGGGTCTTTTTTTTGTCTGCTAAATATTACAGTATGTTAAGTTTTAGTAAACAGTGGAAACTTTAAGAATGACCTCAATGATTTTGAGTGAGGTAGTAGTATTATCAGGTATGTTCTTGCTTATGATGTATAGTATGAAAGAATAAATAGAAGAGTAATAGGTATATTATAATGTCTACTCCTTGGTCAAACCAAATCAAAAACAGGAATTATCTATCTCCTGTCGGATTTAAATTTTTAATAACCAAAGCACCGAAGGCAGATTTCTTTTCTAACTCTGCTTCAATTCCTGGTATTAATTTAGGGTTTGCATTGCAGCCAGGATATTTAAGAGATATTCCTGTTGCTGGTGATAAATTAACCTTTGATGATTTTACTCTAAGTTTCTTTGTTGATGAAAACTTAGAAAACTATATGGAAGTACAAAACTGGTTACGTGGTTTAGGTTATCCAGATAGTGTACAAGAGTTCATTGATTTAAAAAGAGATGATACTTATTTACCAGATCCAAGGGCAAATAATGCACTGAATGAATATTCAGATGCTACTCTGATAGTTTACAATAGCAGTTTTAATGAGATTGTAAAAGTAAGATTTAGGGATGTATTTCCTGTTTCTCTATCAACTATTAACTTCGATGCTAGTGCTGGAGACGTAGATTATGTTACGGCCGACGCTACTTTTAAGTATTCTATATATGATATAGAAGTGATGTAATTTTTGTTTTTTTATGAACCTTGATGAAATTCAGTCGTTATGGGATGCAGATTCAAAGTTAGACCCCGATAATCTACATACGGTGTCAACTGATATACCTGCACTACACGCAAAGTATTATAGAATCTTAAATCGAATACTTCTCCTTAAGAAATCAGAGGAGAATAAATTTAAGATGCTAAAGAAAGAGAAGTGGCAATACTACACTGGTAAAGCAGATCCAGAAGTCTATATTGATAAACCTTTTGACCATAAGGTTTTGAGGCAAGATGTTGATAAATACATGGACGCAGATGAGGATTTAATTAAGCAACTCTCTAAAATAGATTACTACCAAGTAATGACAAGTTATTTGGATAGCATTCTAAAGACTATTGGAAATCGTACTTATCAAGTTAAGAATGCGATTGAATGGCAGCAGTTTATTAGAGGATACAGTGACTGACATTACCATACGCAAAAAGAATGAAGTATATGTGACTGTAAAAACAGAACCACATATAAGTCAGGAATTATCAGACTTGTTTACGTTTGATGTTCCTGGTGCTAAATTCATGCCTCAGTACCGTAGTAAGTACTGGGATGGTAAGATTCGTTTGTTCTCTCCTGCAACTGGAGAAGTATATGTTGGGTTAGTAGATAAGATTGTTAATTGGGCAAGAAAATCAGAGTATAGCTTAGAGTTTGAGAATAACAAACACTATGGCACACCATTTGAAGAGAATGAAATAATAAGTCGAGAAGGAGTCAAAGATTATATGACTCGTATATCAAAATATAAACCAAGAAGTTATCAAGTAGATGCTGTATATGATGCATTAAAATTTAATCGTAAACTTCTCATATCACCGACTGCATCAGGTAAGTCATTGATGATATATGCTGTAGTAAGATATTTTGTAGAAAAGAAAAAGAAAG